ATAATTCATCTGCTTCTCTATCACATTCAATGTTGTCATAGTTGGCAATGATGTGTAGGTCAATGTCGCTTTTACCAGTGTAGTTGTAGTTAACATTACCGCCAGTGATGACAATGTCTGCTACATCTACAGGCACATCGATAAACTCTAGAAAGTCTTCGGCAATACGTAACAGTGCGCCACGTACTTCGCTGCGAAGGCGATCCTGGTCCCATATCTTGGGATTCAGTTCTTTGTGATATTCGATAGGAGGGGCAAATTCGTTGAAATTCATTACTAGGTATTTATACTTGGTAAATATCAATTGTATATGACAACAAAGAACTATCTAGGTCACCTTCTCGTAGCAAATCCCAACAACCCCATGGACGAATTCAGTAAGAGCATCGTCTTAGTGATCAGCCACTCTGACAAGTCGGCTGTGGGATTACAAATAAACAGAGTTATGGACAACATAACACTACAATCCGTGGCCTTGGGACTGGGGATAGAATTACCCAATCCTGATCCCCTGTACTATGGTGGCAATATGAGCCCAAATAAGATTCATGTTGTCCATTCATTAGATTGGCGCAGTTCAGGTACTGCAGACATCACCGAAGATGTTGGAGTAACCAATGACATCAGCATACTATCTGCCATCAGTCAAGGCGAAGGCCCTAAAAAATATAGAGCGGTTGCAGGACATCACATGTGGGAAGCCAAGGTCTTGGATGACATGTTGAATCCACGTAAGCGATCACAACAGTATAAGTGGGAAACCATCCCCGCTAACGATGCTAGAGTGTTCCTAGCAGAAGGATCTGAGCAGTGGCGAGAATTGCTCGACGACACTGCTCGTTATCAAGTCAGCACTTGGTTTTAATCTTTTTCCGGACTGATATTATCCAACATAGACCTGATCAGTGCAGGTTTACCTGTGGGTAATTTAGAAAAATCAAATCCAGATTTTACAGGTTTATCTTCGGTACTGGTAGTAACAACACTGGTGCGTTTTAGATTATTAACAATACTATTAGTGGTGCTAGGAGCAGATGATTGTTGGTTAAAACTGCTTTCACCCTCTTCGCCTAGGTCAGTGATACGTAGAGTATCCATGTTAAATTCTAGATCAACCTTTTGTCCTACACCCGAACTACTACGTGTCTTCATAAACTGAATTTGATAGCGTCCCCGTTCCTTCATAGCCCTAGAAGTAAAGATACCAATGACATTATCTGCCGTCATAATCTTACTCAACCCGCCTGAAATATGTGAGTGATCGAACTCAATTTCTTCAACAGCTGAACGATTTAACTGCGATGCTGTAACAGTAACACACTGAGTTTCCATGGCCAAATTTCGAATCTCTTCTGACACATATTTGTCTTTTACGAACAAATCGCTGGGCGATACCTTCACTGATAAAGGCATCATCAAATCCAGGTAATCTATTAATAAAACATCCGGTTTTGTGCCTTTTTTGACCTGATATTCCTTCAAATAGGCTCGAATATCGTTACAATTTTTTCCTGAAGGCATATACTTAACTTGCAGGTTTCCTGACTTTTTACCTAGCATTTTAACCTTTAATTCCACGTCATCAATGCTCTTGAAAATCTCGCGAGTGCTGATACCTGTGGTCATAGAATCCAGCCGCATACTGACTAAACCCTCTGAAAGTTCGAAAGTTAGGTATAGTACATTCAATCCCTGCAATGCCCAGTTAACACCGAGATTAGCCAGAAACAAACTCTTACCACCGCCAGAGCCAGCACAAAATATATTAAGTTCTCCTCGGTTAAACCCGCCATACAACTTCTTATCAATGCTAGGCCATCCTGTGCTAATTTGTCCATTTCCGTCCTTGAGTTTGCTTAATCGAGCCTTGGGGTCTTCAAAATAATCAGTGCCCATATCTTTATTTAAACTGATCTGAATAGCGTCTTTGATCAGTTTTTCCACCGGGCCATAATCGCCACTTTCCAGCAAATCACTGCTCTTAATGATAGCACGTTCCAGTCCTTTATGGCGACTAAAATTCTCAAACTCGTCCATTAGCCAATCATAGTTTTCCTTAGGCAATGTGATCTGTGCAAAATCACTGTGCGTGGCTGCGTTGACAATTTTAGCCTCGGGCATGACCTTGTAGTCGTCGACATACTTCTTAACAAATTCAGCAGAGTCCTGTAGTCTTTGATCGAAGTTTTCCGGATCAAAGATGTTGCTACATCTCATAAAGGTTTCGGCATCACTGAGAAACATCTCCATGTAGAGTTTCTGCATCTCATAATCATAATTGGGTTTATTACTCATTTAGTCCTTCTAATTTTTTCTTCAGTAGATTTATTTTTATCTCTCCCGATACCCTGTAATGCAAAATTGTGGTTAGCACATACAATCTACCATATCTCTTAACTGCGTCTGCTACATCCTTGATGTCATCTTCCCACGGCGGCAAACTGGCACTCCAACCGTTGGCAATAGCAGACTTCAGCATCTTGGCGCCCGGACGATCTCTGTCAGGCACTACAATAACTTCTCGACCTAGAGTATTCAATCTCAATATCTGTGTGTCGTTGGGCTCATTGTGCATGATGGCACATCCATCTATGGCAATGGCATCAAACTGGCCTTCTACAACAATCACATATTTTCTTTCTGCAGATTGTGCGTCTATGTTGAACACATATCCGGGCTGTGCATCTGTTAGGTATTTTGGTTTGCCGTCTTTGATTTTTCGCCCAGTATAACCCACAATCTTGCCATCGTGATAGAATGGAATGATTACCCTATCTCTATAACCTGCGGCAGCTGACCAGTGCCAGTTATACCATTCCCAGCCTACTTGTCTTTCACTGACCAAATATTCTATAACATCGAGCAGTTCAGGGTCTTGAACACCTTCGGCAATCCATGTGTCAATGGGTAAGCAATCCTCGGGCAGTGGGCGTTCTTCTAGAGTAAGACTCAATGGCTTTTTGAGCACAGGTTGATCATCTTTGATCTTGAGTGCTGCTAGGCTGAGTTTACCGATATCCGATTCACTCATGCCCATCCATTTAAACAATGATTTGGTATTCTTACTGAGCAATTTACCCGGCGACCAACCTGCTTTAAAATTGCAGTTGAAGCAATGATAACTGAAACCGCCTTCGGGGGTGTTCATAACGCCACCACGTTTGCGTGTATCCCTAGTGCTTCCATTGTGCTGACAGCATACCGCATCGAAACTAGTCCACCCGCTGGGAGTGGCTTTTCGTTTTGGAGGCAATAGTGCTAGAAGTGCTGTCTGAATGTCGTTCACTCTACAAGTTTAACTTCTGTAGAGTACTTTGTCAAATGTTCCGGCGTAAGCAGTGCTGAGATTATCGTAGTTCATTGGACCTTTGGCGGGTTGGTAAATGACACGAACAAAGGAGAAAACTCCATTAAAATTTAGGTAGTCAATTCCACTAAATCCATCATAGGTTAGAGTAGAAATGGTAACATAGCGGCCGCTACTTCCGGGGCTACTGAATAGAGTGCCTTGAACATATACAGTTCCTTTAAAATTGGTCATGTATAAGGCCACGGTGTGCAGGGCAGCACCAGTGCTGTGATATTCGGGGCTGGCATAAATGTTACCGCTATTCCACTGATATAATTGGATAGAATCGTTATAAGTCTGTTGGAAATCAGTTACACTTTGGCTAGGTTTTAGCACAGGGTAGATATCGTTGAGTACCTTAATCTTGCCAGCAACTCCATAATAGGTATTTGAGTAAGCAGGAACATAGCCGCCAAGAGTAGGATCTAGATATTTGACACTGAATTGGTATTCACTGACTTCTAGATCAATGGTGTCACTTTCGCTGAATACAACCTCACCTTCGCCACGTAGAGCTAGGGTAGTACCGTCATCTAATATATTAATAGGTTTCTCAAGGATTTGTCTTTGGTTAATAGCATCGAACATGGTAAACAGATAGGTACCAGTATTGCTAACAATGATTCGTTTTTGATCGCTGTTCTTAAATTGTATTCTTACTACGTTCTTAACGCCTTTCTGTATTTGTAGATCGCGCTGGTACATGACGTTATTAACTCCTCGAGTGGTTGGGTCCAAATCTAATATTATGTCGAGATTATTTTGGTATAAATAGACTGGTAAATTCTGCATATGTATATTTATAGATAAAGATGACAGTTCCCAATACCTTTCAAGAAAACTACCCTTTCGTCTCCTGTGTTAAATCGAATGATGTTGAATACGTGGGAATTGTTATAAATCTCGATAGCTTTGTAACCAGTATATATGATATAAGCGCCATTAAAACTGACGAGGAAAGAAAACTCTTTCTAGAAATGGGCGAAGTTTGGTGGTGGGAAAGCAATAGAAAAATACCTATCAATATTTTTCTAAAGAAGGAAATGCAGTTATTTAGATATGCTATTAAAACGTTCAATAGCAAGGATATAGAAGTGGTATTTGGACCTACTGTCAATTTAAGCGAAATTGCAGAGAAGCGTATTAAACGCAAATCAATACAACTGGTCAGATCCCCTAGGAGTAATCGTAGTTAATTTGTTCGCAAACAAGATTCAGTTGCACTACAATAACTGATGCATAGGAGATAGCATGGGACTTCTTAAAGAAATAGGCTTCGTCAGTCTTAATCCATATTTCATCTTTGATCGCTTGGAATCCTTCTTTCTCACATACTGGGATCAAATGTTTTTTACCGGGTCTGAGCAAGGCCAAGAACATAGCCAACTCAACAACTGATTGAGGTTGTAATCTCTTTATCAAATCGTGGTAGCCATTGATGTGGAATAATTGATCGCATATATCTTTTTCACCTAACAGAGCCCACAATGGTTCTGTGTTCAATAATTGAACTAGGTGCTCTTCATTTTTAACACCTGCATAAGCACTGACATTTAAGAAATCAATCTTAAAATATCCGCGTGCCTCGGCAGTTTTGTAGTCAATACTAGCACAACCTGTTAGTGGATTAATAGGAATAGGTTGGCAATAGACGCCGGTATTGTGCTTCTTTCCATCTCCAAGCGCAGCAGGGACATGTTTGATTACATCAAGGATCTGCTGTCTGTTCAGGAGGTCGACATCAATATCCGGCAATTCTAATTTCATCATACGAGGGTGCGTAGTTTCCACGGTGTTGTACAGTAATGCCAGCAGCCGCATTAGCAAATATAATAGACTTTTCTATGTCTTTTGTCAATAGGTATTGAGTGACCAGTGCCGCAAGGAATGTATCTCCGCACCCACAAACATCATTAACTTCAACAGGTTTAATTTCAAATAAAGTTTCACTTTCTGGAAGTTTAAGCATAGCGCCTCGGTCGCCTAGGGTAACAATTAAATTGCTAGGAAGGCTACGAGCGCTTTTATATTCCATTTCATTAATTTTAAAATAAACATGACTGGCACTGATATCGGCTAATTGAGTCTTCTTTGTATCAATAAACACAGGACATTTTGCTGCTTTAATAATGCCTTCAATGGCTTCGTAGGTTAGAAAACCTTTGTTGTAATCAGAGATAACAACGACATCAAAACTTTCAATAGGTTCCAACAACTCGCCGCTCCACGGTGTTATTGTAGACTCTACATCTACTCGAATCATATGCTGACCCGACCGCTTGTCGATATAACGTGTCTTAACAATTTCCTCAGCGTTATGAACAAAGTATGCGTTAATGCCTAAGTTTTTTAAATTAAGATCAACATTACTAGCCATACCCGGCACTGTTTGTGTTTCTACTAATTTAAACACAGGTACAGGTGCTTCAGGGCTCAATCTATCGATTGTTCCAATTTTATATTCGTCAATGCAGCTATCACCGATCAACAATACTTTACTCATTTCTGACTATCGCCTTTCATTACTCGATAGTCGTCTTCGACTGAATCGGGTGTTGATACTTCGATGATAGTACCTGCTTCTAGACAAATAACTTGGTGGGGCAACAAGGGTTCATTGCGCCATACATCGCCTACATTTAATTCATTTTCGTATTGGCTGGCGTTCTTTGTATCGATACAGATAACTTTGAACTTTCCACTCAATACATACCAAGTTTCATCTTTCTCGGCATGGAAGTGCATACTGAATCTAGCACCTTGATTAAACTCTAATAGTTTACCGCAATACTTGTCGTTGGTGGCCCAAATATTTTCACGGCCCCAGCCCTTGGTTACAAATCCTGATAATTGTGTCATTCTATTCCTACCTCTTCACATATTTCTTTTACTAGTGCTACATCTGCTGGTAGCTCTCTAAATCTCTTTAACCAATAAGGAACATCAAATGCCGGAGCAATCATATTCAACTGCTCATCGCTCATTGATTGTATCATCTTTTTACCAGTCGAGGTATTTAGAATAATCCAACAACTGATATGTCCATTCTTGATATCGTGTACAGCTTTGAACAAACTCACATACCTAAAGTAGTGTGCAAAATTTGCACCATGTTCATCTGCCCATTCCATCATGGTCTGTAGTGTGCGTTGTACTGCTGCCTCAACTGGTTCTGTCTTTACAGTTTCATACAAATACTGTTCGTATAGACTATCTCTACACCAATGGTCAAGTTTAGCACCGCTTTTGATCACCCAATCCACAAACTTATCAGGGTATAGAGCATTAGTATTATTGATGAAGCTGCCAAACTTAACAAAAGCGTTGTAATAACTGGTGTCGCAGAATTCTTCATAGGTCTTTGCTTTACTTCCTTGTGCAGTAGTCCAAAAACGATTGAAAGCCATAAATCCAGCCTGCACTCGTTTTTCGTTTTTCTGTAAAACTCTACGTTTTCGTTCACACATGTGTGCTACGAGCGTTTTCTCCTGCATAAAATTTTTATTACAGTGAACACATTTGAACGGCTGTGATACTAGTGCTATCATTTACGATTTTTCCAAACAATAGGATGTTCATTAGTAGGTGTGCAATTATTACATTTAACTTCGCAATTAGAGCACTTTTGTTCCTTCATTCCGAAACATAAAAATTTTATTGCATAGTATCCTGCTATTATAACTAAACTTAGAACAATGATATTTTCAATCATTCGTATTCTTTCCGTTGCTTTTTATCAAAACCCATTTGGTCAAACAATTCTTCTCGGTCAGATTTGTCCATCATACCGGCCCACAATTTGATATCTTCCATCTTCATAGCAGGATGTAATTCGCACAATAATTTTTCAATCTTGTTGGCTTTTTCTTTCTTACCTGCTGCTAGGTATGGATGGTAGCAACTTATACCTGCACCTGTGGCTGCGAATAATTTCCACAGCAATGCTTTATGATTCTTACTTAGGTCCCAATGATTTTTATTAACTAGATCGTTAGTTCTTTCTAAAAACCACTCTTGTATATCTCTATCGCCTTGCACATTTGATGTATAACGCATTAAAATATAAGGGCTGAATACCTTCTTTTCTTCGTCGGTAAGATTGTCATAGAAATCATAATTCCTATGATCAACTGCACTCAGTTCACGTTTAATATCAAGTTTTGCTGCCATCTTCTTTACTTAGGTAATATATTATTTTAGCACGTTCTAATGCTTCTTGTAAAGAGGGATTATCCTTTGCTGCTCTTCTTATATCGCCCCAAAGTTTGTCATCCATCATATGGTCATGCAGAGGACGACCGTCATAGGTTCGAGGATCGTAGGCATGACCTACTACCTCTCGGGTAGTAGGATCAGAACCAAACTCTCGCCGATATACAACCCCATTAGAGCTTTCGTATGTATAGGTAGCATTTGGTTTGAGTGAGCCCATATATTACCAACATTTAGTATAATCTACAATCTCACTTTGACGACTAACTTCTTTAACAAAATACGCACATGATGGTTTAGGTCCTGCATGTAATGGTGTGCAAAGAAGTTGCCCAGG